TGTTGTCCCCTGTATTTTTCCAGTCAATAGTAGTATCAAGTCCCTCTAGTTGAGTTCGTTGATCTTTAGATGTTATTGACTTTCTAGTAAGTTTAGAAGCTGGAACCCTATAAGCTAATTCTGTTTTAGGACGGTCCATACCGTCTTGTATTGGTTTGAAGAAGAATGGATAGTTAAGTGATATTGGAACTACCTTGTCGGTGAACATCTTTTTAGCATCAGATCCAGACTTTGATAATATACCAAATCTACCGTCCGATGTTATTGTTGCTAAATTCACCGTTTCTCCAGATGCCATAAAAGAAAAACCAGAACGTCTGTTCTTTAAATAGCACATACCGTAACATCTATCATCTGCTTTGCAAGCTTCCCAGAATATAAAAAATAATCTGTTTGCTTCACGAAAGTCAGGTTGACCAACGTCAATCTTAGACCACTGTAGGTACATATAGTGTGTACCGGTGATATAAGTAGGTTTATCGTTATTCACAAACCAGTAACCTTCTTCACGTCTAGTGAACTCCTGGTCTATATATGGCTCCCATTTGTTTTTAAAATCCTCAGGATACTCTTGCCAGTCAAATATAGTTTTAATGTTCTTAAGCTCTTTAGGATAATCCTTAGCTTGCCATTTATTATTTGTATTGGCTATTTCCTTTGGTTGTAACGGTAAAGCTATTTTTAGGTTTTGTATTTCATATACTTCACCTATTTGACCAGTTTTACTTATAACAACTACATCATTTTCTTTATCGTAACCGTACTTCCACGACTTTGACTTATTTAAACGATGTAATGTATTAAGTTTTATAGGTTCTATAACTTTTACAAGTGTTTGCTCGTAGACTGTCATTTAGACCTCCTTTCTGCAAAACCTTTAAAAGCCTCTGGCTTTTCTTCTGCTGGCTTATTTTCCAATAAGTTTTCTTCCTGCTCTATCCTGTTTAATATTTCAAAAGCATCAAATATAGCTAGCTTTTTAGTAGCAGCAGCGTTCTTGAGTCTATCAGCACTTACATCGTCTTCGCCTCCTGTTAGTATTTGCTCTTCAGCTACTTTTATGAGTTCGTCAACTGCCCGTCGCCCAGCTCGTATTATATTCCGCTTGGTTTCCTTGATGTCCATATATAATAGAAATAGAGTTAATTGGTATTCTGTATAGTCTTTGGTCATCTATTATAAACTCGTATTCGCTCTCAGGGGTGAAACCTATTAGATCTCCTTGTAGTATTCCCATGTTTGCTATACACACGTTTGTATACTTGACTATACCTTTCAGTGGTTCTTCTTTATCGGTTGAGAATTTATCTCTCTTGGATATTGGTTTTACAAAACAAAAATCATCTGGTGTTACCCACTCTTCGTTTTGTTTATAAAGAAATACTTGGTCTACTTGACAAAAGTATTGATCTTCTTTAAAATATGATTTGCTATTTTTTTCATTGCCTCTAACGTCGTAGAACCTTCTAAAAACGTTATGGTGTATGATTATTTCATCACCAGGCTTTATTGGACCATCGTAAAGAATAGGTGTACTTATTACCGTAGCCTGTCTGTTTACAAATTCGTGTCCTGATATTTCAGTGTTAAGGATTAACTCCTTGTCTCCTATCTTTTTCTTATTACTGTATCTGTCACCTATTGGTGTAACAATAAAGTCGAAAAGTGATTTCATTTTAGTACTCAAGATTAAATTCTACACTGATTGCCATGTTCTTATTGAATTCTTTCCAAGGTAATACTTCGTTTCCTTTCTGTATGTAAATAGAGTATTTATCTTGTTCTTCAATAATATCACAGATTGTATGCCCGCCGTAGACCTCTTGACCTACGGCGTAATGCATACTATCAGTTTTATAATCTCTACCGATACTAATTTTGCGTATCAGCTTCATTTTCAGCAACTTCTTCGTAAGAACCATCTTGGATGTTAATGGAAATTTTTCCATACTCATCCTCTAGATCTTTTTGAAATCCTTGTAGTTCTGATTGCACTTGTGCTATTTGATGTAGCAATTGGTGCTTTTGAACTTCAATTCCTCCAAGTTGTGCTTGGCCTTGATTAATAGCAGTTACATAACCACGAAGTTTCTCAAGTTGCTTTTCTGTAATTTTTCCTTCGATTTTCATAATTTATTGTATTTAATATGATTATACCTTATAAGTATTACACACTTGTTCAGTTAATTAAGCACCTGGGTCAACAGCTGGTTCCGTGGCTGGAACAGCAGCAGGCTGCAACCACTCTAACTCAGTAACTTCCTCGTTAGTAGGAGTAATCTTCTTGCTGATTTCTCTCTCAATAACTTCATTCATGTGTCCTGTTGGGTGATTTGCTTTAGCCCACTCAATTACATTTTCTTCTGTAATAGATGCTAAAGGCGTAAAGTTTTCAGCATTAGGCGCGCCAACTGGGCAAGCTCCGTGGAAAGTGTGAGACTCTCCAGATACAGCGTCTGTACCAGTATAGTCAAATCTAATGTGAGTTATCACATCTGACAATCCGTTCAGTGATGGTGCTTTTTTCAAAGCCGTGATTTTCCATGCGTAAGTAATTTCCATAGTTTTTGTTTTAAATTATTTTTTTTATTGGTTAAAGACAGCCGGTAACATATCCGGTTGATTTTCAAAAGTAGACAAATATACTAATCTTTCCTGTAATGCTACAATATCAAGTTTAGTTTCTAGCCAACCTATTATTTGTTCTTTAGTTAACTCATTAAAAGGAGTGAAAGTCTCAGCGTCCGGCGCATCTAAATATGTTATGCCTCTAACTATTCTAATAGCTGGAGTCTCTGTTCTTAAATAATATGCCCAATGTACAGATATTAACACACCGTCTAGGCCGTTTTCTGATTGTAGTTTTTCTAATCCAAATAGTTCAAAAAAGTATTCCATAGTTTTATAGTTTAAGATATTTCAAACACAATGTCAAGTGCAATGTATGGGTAATAGTTATTAGTTGTGAGCACTAATGTAAATCCTGTGCTTGTATATGTTTGCGACGCGGCATTTCCCCCACCCGCGTTCCACCCAACGTAATATGGGTTACCACCATAAGGTGAAGACGTGTTCACGTTAACTGTTAAGGTTTCGAGATATGGGTTTTCATAATATGCTATAATAGATATTTTATTATATCTTCTATTTGTTGAGTCATAAACTACATATCTACCATCCCAGCCAAGACCAGTCATTTGCGAAAAGTCTTTGTAAAAGTCAGCATTCACTGTGTCTTCATTAACCATTGTAACAACAGGCCCTTGCGGCATGCCGCCAAAGGCTAAATACTGATATGTTACACTCATATTCCTAGTACCATTAACGTATGTTCTACTTATATAGCTACTTGGATTTGTTGCGGTTTTGTATTGTGTTTGAACGTAACCCCTAAACTCCGACATACCGTCAGGAGAAGACTTTGGCTGGTCAGCTTGAGATGATAAAGTTCTAAGTGAATTACTTGAACTTCCAAGCTCAGTCTTTATTTGACTTATAGATATTGATCCTGTACTAGGTAGTGCCATTTATAATTGCTTTTAGTTCGTCAATTTGTTTTTGCTGTTCTTTTATAGCTTCTACTAAAAGAGGTATTATTTTGGAATAGTCTAGTGTTTTATATCCCTTACCAATAGCAGCTTCTTTTACAACCTCCGGCATAATAGCCTCAACCTCTTGCGCGGATAAACCAACTTGTCTTCCTTCCTTATATCCTAGTTTTTGCGCTGTCTCATTAGCTGTGTAATAAAAACCATTTAAAGATTTTACCTTTTCTATAGCGTCAGGAATGTTGCATTCAATGTTTTTTAATCTTTCATCAGAGTAATATGCCACAACATCTCCTGCTACTCTTAATGAATCACCAGTTGAAGATGCGTCTAGGTAGTAAGATGTGCTATTTCGATCATAATATACATAAGACTGGATATTTGAAGTATATATATCTTCAGCGTAGTAAGCTTCATTACCAGCCGCAGCCTCCCATACACTATTTATAGGTGAAGAAGTAACGTTAGCAACCTCGTTATTATATGAATTGGTGTAGTTGGAAGAATAAGGCGTTGCATTTAAGTTTTTACTGAACCTAAAATAATAGACACCACCGCCTCGCAAGTAAACAACCTCTTGGCTGGATGTATACATTTGTGTTATACCACCACATATTCTTAAATTTGCAAATCTCTCATGCCATTGGTAAACTTTTCTTTTTATATCTGTTGTTCCCCATCCGCTTCCATTTACCCACCATCTAAGATTTAGTGTAAATCCACCGCCATGACCTGACCATGAAGGTATATTGGAGTTCAAGTTATTTTGTATTTCTATTAAAACCCCATCAACAGGAACACTTATAATTACAGGATAGTAGTTAGATGTGCTGTATTCCGCTCCAGACATATTTACAGTCTGAGACTTGTACATTACTATTGAGTTACTAGCCTCTATGTTTAATGTAGATAAATTACTAGTATTATTTGGATCAACATAATACCCTGTGTTGTTAGCGTCGTAGAAGATTGGGGCTCTAATTGAAGTATTGTTTTGAAGATAACCGCCGTTATCCATTAAAACATTGCCTCCATTAAATCTCATCTGCCAGCTATCATTACCACCAATATATAATTCATCTCCAGCTGCAGCTCTTATTACAGTAGCATTTGTTCCACCTGCAATAATTGATAAAGTAGAAGATGCATTTACATTAAATGTTGCAGTAGTTAATACACTGTTACCAGCTGGATTCAAGTAATATCCGGTGTCGTTACTATCGTAGAATATTGGGGCTCTTGAAGAACCAGCTGCCTCAGAATAAACATGAGAATACACTCTACTGTCTTCTATAAGAAGCCTACTATTTCCACCAACCATCATGTTCACTGGGTGTGCTGTATAACTTCCAATGAATACCGAGCTTGGAGTATGTACATACATACCAGCTTGAATTTCAGGTGTTCTAGCATGTAACACAAATCTAACGTGTGGACCGTTGCTAAACCTTACTTGAGTGCCCCAACCGCCTGGATCTGACCAAGAGTCACCTGGGTCGCCAACATATAGATTTCTAATATTAGAGCCACCTGATGGATCTATATAATGAGCAGTGTTGTTAGTGTCGTAGAAGATTGGAGCGCGCATTGACGAAGAAGTAGTCAAATCTCCACCATTGCTTAATAACATTATTTGCGTTGAAGCAGAATTATTATACCAATCATATCCACCAGTACCAAAATTTCTTTGCCTAGCAGTTCCTGCATCTTGTATTAAGTTCCAGTAGTTAGAAGCGTCGCCCATGTTTAATCCTGAGGACCATGAAACGCCATTAGCTCCACCATTGTTTATCCATAACTTGCGCAGTTTTGATTCGCTATTTGGATCAACATAGTACCCAGTATCATCGCTATCGTAGAATATAGGAGCTCGCATTGAGCCAGTGGCTCTTAGTGTACCAGTAGAACTTTCATTATAAGTGTAAAGTCCGTTAGTAGATGAATCCCAACTAATACCCTGAGCCATAGCAAGATTAGATGGATTATGTATTATAACATGCTCCGCTACTCTAATAAATCCATTGGTGTTTAATATTGCGGAAGACCCAGCAGATGCAGTGCTTCCTAATATTAGGGTTCCAGAAAGTGTACCACCTGTTAATGGCAGCTTACTTGAGTCAGTTGCTGTTCCAGCACTTGCAGCATAATTAACAGACTGACTTCCTATGTTGCTAGAATCTATAACTTGTTTCCAATCGTTTTGAAAACCTAAATTATTACCCATTCTGAAGAATAAGCTTCTAGTGGACGAGGTAGAATTATGGTTTACACCTAAGAACATTTGCATTGACAAGCTACTTGCGTCGTAACCGCCAAAGTTATATAGCGAGCCATACGCGCCCTCTGGAATATCAGTAATTTGACCACCTCCGTAATAATTAGATAAAACACCTAAACCAAATGAGTTAGCACTTTGAGGTGTTGCTCCAGCACTGTAAGCACGTAATCTATCAGCCTGATTAACTATTTGTGATCCTATGTTTGAAGTAGTTATAGCTGTTGCTGCGGCTTGATAACCAGCGTTGGCATGGTTACCCCACCCATAAGCGGTGTTCCAGTTGCTTATGTTAGTAGAAGTGATTGACTTAACGTGTGATGGTACAGTTGGATCAGTTTCTGTAAATGAGGTTAAATAGCCAACTGTCGCGTGGTTACCCCAGCCATAAGCCGTATTCCAATTACTAGAATTGTTAATTGTAGTATACCAAGACGACGCGGTATAAACAGGGTCTGTTTCAGTAAACGAGGTTAAGAACCCTCCGTAGTTACCTAGATCATTAGTAAACGCAGATAAAGCAGTAGGTCTATCTGTTATGTGTGACCATAGGTGTGTGTGTGAAGCCTCAGCATACTTACCATCTAAGTCAACAGTCACAGTTCCACCGCCTAATCTTGTAAGTGTTAGGACGCCTGTAGACGTGTTAAAACTTCCTGAGGATACATAATCATTAGCATCAGCTAGAAACGCTGAGAAATCGATTGTAAACGTGCTAGAATCGTCTCTGGTAAACGTTGCGATACCAGTACCTGGATTCAATGTTCCAGAAACTAACCTAGCTAGGTTTGTGTCGTCTAAGTAAGTAGATAAATCAACGTCAGTAGTTACACCAGCCTCGTTTGTGTAGCTAAGTATGTTAGCACTAATACTAAGGCTAGTTACTGTTTCTAAATTAGGAACATCACTTGTTGTAATATAGTTGTTTGCGGATAAATAATTACTAACTCTTGTGTCAGTGTAGAATAATTTATCTCCTTCACCTATATGTGTAGTTGTTATTCCGTGTGATTCGTGAAGATTACCTACGGTTATTACACCGTCAGCTATTAGCTTTGCCTTAGTTATTGCCATTTAGTTTATTTTCTAATTCTTCAACTTTTTTTGATAATTCTTTGATTGCTTCAACCAACACAGCGGTTATGTTGCCGTAAGCTACTGATAATTTACCATCTTCGTTTTCAGTAACAACCTCAGGTAACACGTTTATTATTTCTTGCGCTATAAAACCTACTTTATCAGACTTGTCATCTATATCGTTTCTATTATATGTCACTCCATTCAATAGTTTGACTTTATCCAGAGACGATTCTATAAGTCTAATGTTTTCTTTTACAGAAATATCAGAGTAAGCTGTTACGTCTCCAGAGGCTGTTATTGCTCCAAAAACATACAATCCTCTACTACCCGCTTTTCCTATCTGTACTTGCCCTCCATGCGGAGCTACTATTGAAAACTCCGAAGTTTCGCTATTCCAAACGCCCCATTGGCCACCATACATATCAAAGGAGCACTCCCCGTCTACTATTATATTAACACCTGCGTTCCAAGATATTTGGCCCCTCCATGTTTGAGCGCCGAGTGAAACCGTATTTAACACAGACGTGTTGTTAGGATCTAAGTAATAACTGGAATCATTGCTATCGTAAAAGATAGGTGCTCGAAGCTCTACATTGTTTGTAAAACCATGTCTTGCTGTAGCTACTGAATTCCAACTACTCCAACTATCGCTTCCGTAAAATGCATTTCTATGAAGTATCTGCCCATCATACGAAAAATACAGTTGATCGTCCTCGTGACCAGATCTACCAGTTATGTGTAGTATTGTTCCATACGATGTTGGGTTTCCACTACCGCCATAATCACTATATTGATCCCAAATCTTTATTGAGTTAGTTGCATCCTGGTGAGCGCCTCTTGACCAAGTCCATTGATGATTTGGCCATCCTACAAAACCAGAAACCAGCAAAGATTTAGAATTAGACGCAGCGGTAGGGTCTAAAAAGTACCCGGTGTCATTGCTATCATAGAATACAGGTGCTCTAGACGAATTTCTTGATTGTGAATTTCCAGACCTGTCAATCCACATGTCAACATTATTCCACGGACCAATAGTAACACCATAGTTACCTTCTAAATTTATGGCCCCGGTAGAGTGTCCAGCTAGCGAGCCACCTTGCCAACCATCAGAAAATGAATGTATTGTAGAATGATTCGAACCGTTTTGATAAAATCTTATACGACCATAACCGCCGGCATAATTCCCATATGATATTCTTATTCCTTGATCTGAATACCCGCTTCCTTGCCCAAATGTTCCTTCAACAAACGCGCTATTGCTATTTGGATCAACATAATAATTAGTATTGTTTGAGTCATAAAAGATAGGGGCTCTATGAGATTCCGTTGCTGTTACAACACCTGTGTTTGTAACCTCTAAAAGTCTATTACCATCTATGCTCCCTTGCCATATGGTAAAGTCGTCCATATTATTGGCTCCACTTCCAACACCTCCGTCAGTATTTAAAACAAAATGATGCCCTCCTTTAGCTCTGTATTCTAGCCAATAATTAGAGCCAGTTGAGTATCCTTCACTTGGGTATGCAGCAGACCTTATTATATTTGACCATTCGCCGGCTCCATCAACAAAAGCTAACTGCCCAAGATTTAATGAATTTAATCTGCTTGTTGAATTTGGATCCACGTAATACCCGGTGTCATTACTGTCGTAGAATATAGGCGACCGCATTGAGCCGTAAGAGTACAAATTACTACTTGTGTCAACCTCAATGCGAGTAGTATTACTACCCCTGTCATATATAGCCCAAGTTGAACCAGACGTTGAGCCCATCGACCAAGTCCTAGTAGTAGATATTATATCTACCCAAGTATTAGCATTTGGCGACTGGAAGTATGCTACTTGATTTGCATTCGTATTAACGGTTAGCGTACCTGTTAATGTTCCTCCTGTTAACGGCAATTTACTTGAATCAGTAGCTGTTCCAGCGCTGTTAGCATAGTTAACAGACTGGGAACCTATGTTTGATGAAGTGATAATTGTTTGCCAGGCCCCTTTACCTCCTCCGGTAGCTGGTCTTAAATAAAAACTACTTGATGTAGAATCGTTGCAAGCTAAATCAAATCCAGCTAAATTGCCTTCTCCGTAATAAGCCGTATGTAAAACAAAGTTTACAGCAGTTGCGTTTGGCACACCACCGTTAGTTGTGTAGAAACCACTCTTTAAAGCCGTGTCTAATGTTGTTCCGGAGATATAACTTGTTCCAGTTGAGTTACTTCCATATATAACTCTTGACGAATCAATTCCGTCTAACAATTCAGAATCAGCAGCCTTACCTCCAATTGGTAGATAATCGTGTGTATGCCCTAGTAAAGAATATAATCCGGCATGGTTACCCCAAGAATATGCAGTATCCCAGTTGACTGAGTTATTTGGCGTGGTATACCAAGACGATGCAGTGTAAATAGGATCTGTTTCAGTATATGAAGTTAAGTATCCCGCTAAAGCGTGATTGCCCCAACCAAAGGCTGTGTTCCAGTTTCCAGAATTATTAGTTGTTGTGTACCAAGATGAAGCTGTATAGATTGGGTCTGTTTCTGTAAACGAAGTTAAATAACCAACCAAAGAATGATCACCCCAACTATAAGCCGTGTCCCAATTACTTTTATTAGTTAATAAGGTATCAATCTCAGTTTCGGTATAATATATGCTATCGTGATTATGCGTGTCATAATCTGATTTAAACAAAGAAACATCAACACCGTCAACAGTACCTGATGTGGTAATATTGCCAGTAGTGATGTTCCCTAATGTTTTAGTGTTTTCCCAAACACCTAAAGTAGCATTCCAAGATAATAAGTCTTTATCAGCTGCGCTAGTAATAGATACATCATGCAGCTCGCTAATTTCGTGGTAAACAGTTGGGCGTACAAATATCACACCCTCGTTTTGATGAACTCTTACAACAGCTGCTATTTGTATTTTAGTATTTGGCGCAGATGGCGGCGCGGTTGTTAAAGCTCCAGCAACTGCACCGGCGGAATCAAACCATAATATGTCACCGGCAATATAGTTGCTTGTGTCCATGGCTTCAAGCCTACCAAACTGAGTAACATAACCATATTGGTTGTTTACAAAGTCATGAGCAGCTAAACCTAAGAAATATTCGTGGTTAGCATCTAACGCGGCTTGAGTTGCTTTAGTAATCAAGAAGTGATCCCCTTGTGCGCCGGCAAACATAACGGCGTCTCCTTTGGCTATTGCGCCAACAGCTTTACCGTAAAAGTTCAACTTTTGGTTATAGTCCGCTGCTGCTACAGTTGCAAATGTAATTACTTCTATAGCCGCGCCAGAAGGTGGAGCTGTAGAAAAAGTTATTGCGTTTCCAGAAACAGTATAGTTTTCTTTGCTTTGGTATACACCATCAAAATATACTTGTGTCTTTACTTCGTTATCTACTGAATTAGCTAAGGTAAAAACAACTGTTGAAGCATTTCCTGTAAATAAATCTTTATATATTACTGTTGCGCCAGCTTCGCCAGCCGATTGAAAAGAAAGATTGCCAGCACCATCTGTGGCTATAAACTGCCCATTTGTTCCGTCTGACGCAGGGAAAGTATATGCGTCGTTTATCTTTATATTATTAAGAAAACGATTTGCCATTTATTTTATTGTAATATTATTAAGATATTTTTTGCACCAATACTCTATAAGCATTAGATGAAGGTGCTACAGCAAATGTAACTGTAACATTATTTACGTCTGTTCTTACAACGTCAGCGTAAACGGTATCATAAGTGGCATTGTCAAACAACTGAACAATAACGTCTCTAGTACCTAAACCGTGGGTTACTGCTATAGCTGTAGATGAACCATTACCTATAGATGCCGCATAAGAATTATCACTTATTTGTGTAGCTACATAATCTTCAGTAGCAATGTTTTGATATGTGTCATTAGCTGGATCTACTTCAATCTGCCATTTGTCAGTTGTTTCATTCCAACGTAATTCAGCATTAGCATCATCACCTCTTTCAACTTCTATACCAGCATTTTCTGTAGCCGATCCAGTTGCGTTGCTGTTTAATGTTATAATATTATCAGCAAGAAGGATTGTTTCCGTGTTAACGGTTGTGGTTGAACCACTAACTGTTAAGTTGCCGCTTATGACAACATTATCACTAAATGTTTTGTCACCACCTATTGTTTGAGCACCAGATGTTCTAACAACAGTATTGTCAACATCAATTGTTACAGCTGAAGAAGCAACAGAAGTAGTTACACCATCACCTCCTGTAAAAGTAAGGGTTTCAGAAGCTAAAGAAATAGTATCAGTTCCAGTATCGCCAGCTATATCTAAATCAGTTGATATAGAAGCTTCACCGGCAGCGGTCAAACGACCATCAGCATCTACAGTGAATGTAGCTATTGCTGTAGCAGATCCATAAGATCCAGCTGTTACAGTAGTAGCGGCTAATTCATTAGATCCAATACCACCAGCTTTAACTCTTAATGAATCAGAGTTGATCTCGATTGTAGAATCATCAACATTTACATTTAGTGTAACTGCTCCAGAGTCACCTCCGCCAGACAAACCATCACCAGCGGTAACGGATTGTATATCACCTTCTATAGGTTCCCAAGCTGTTCCGTCGTAAACGTATAATTTATTGTCTCCAGTGTTAAAATATATTTGACCTTTGACTGGAGAAGATGGTGCTGTAGCTAAATTCTGAATTACAGCGTTCTGTAGTTCATTTTTAGTTAAGTCAATGCTAGTTAAAAACTTTTGTGCCATAGTTTAGTTAGTTTAAGTGTGCTTCTCCAGAGAATGCTCCACTGAATGTTAGTGTTATAGTATTTTTGCTGTTATATGTTAATTCACCTATAACAACAGATCCAGCAGAATCCTGCACTGTTACAGATGGGTATTTATTTAAATCGTGGTTTATTGTCCAAGTGTCACTTGATACGCTTTGTACGTGTCTATACGTTTTGTCAGTATTTGTATTAGCTGCTATCAGTAGACCATAGTACTTGTCGTTCTGTATATTACCATTGCCAGAAATAAACGTCAACGATAAGTCAAAGAAATCAGTTTCTACTACACTTGCGCTATTTAATAGATATTCAGCGAAATTGTTTGGATTATCAAATTGAAAAATAAATATAGATTTTTCTACGTAGTAAGATATTAAATCACTTATTACTATGTTTGAATTATTATATTTACTAGCGTATATAGATGTTATTGAAGAAAAAGCTGTATTGTCACCACTACCAGATTGAAAAGTAAGTGTACCCCAAGTTCTTGGGGCTATATTCGTAGTAAACTTATACGAAACTTGACCACCAATACCTATCTTGCCATAGTTATTTAGGTAGTCAGCTATATTAGAAGCTCTATAGTTTCTAGTAACATTACCAGCAGCATCAGTACCTATGAACTTGTCACCGTCTGTTACCTTAGTATCTATATTATACTTTTCTATTCTAGCCATTACAATCTAAACAATCTTTTTATATATAAAGCAGTTATGACCACAGAATAAACAATTAACAAATAAACCCATAAAGGTTTTTTCTCTTTTACAACTATTTTCTCTGTCACTTCTGATTTACTTTGCATTTTGCTTTTGTATTCTCTTTCAATACCAGCAACTATGCTATCTAGGTTAATATCCGCTTTTATTTTACCTCCTTCGTTCTTAATTACAATAGTACCGTGTTGTGATGTTATTGTTCTTTCAAAGTCTTTGAGGTTACCTAAACTATCACATGGATTTTCAACATATATAGTTTCTTTGACAGGTTTTATTACCTCACGGATCTTTTCAATCATCACGGTATCTGTGGTTTGTTCTAAAACAGTTTTAGTTGTACTGACTTTTTTCACAGCACAACTAAACAAGAACATTGAAGTAAATAAAAGTAGGATTATTTTTTTCATTTTTTCTTTTTTACAGGTACACAGTTTGGAACCTTTTTACCGTTTTTCTTTTTCATGCCTATGGCTTCGTAGCCTTTCCAGCAAGATTTAATTGCTTTTTTCATATTAACAGTTCCATTTTCTTCTAGCCGCCTTGCCTCTTTCAGAGGTCCAGCTACTAGATCTTGCACAAAATGATTTACGCCTTTTAGCAGCTTTGCTATCAGGATCTAACTTAGAAGGTGGTGTAGTAACAGCGGTGCTTAGTTTACTTCCTGGATTATCCCTTTTGTATTTTTCAACACCTTTTTTAGTCATGCCTCCACCGGCTTTAGCGCCAGTTCCACCTTTTTTATTCACCTCGGCGTAATAACCTAGTGATTTTTTTCTTGAAGGTGCGTTCTTGTTAGCCATTACTTTTTACACTTACAAGGTATTTTACCGCATTTAGGACATTTCTTACCTTTTTTAGCTGGAGCTTTTGCTTTACCGTACATAGTTATCTAGTTTTATCTTTTAACATATCATCAAGGGCTTTTCCATATACCTTGTCTGAGTATCTTGTTCCTTTATAAAATACATTGTTGTCTTTATGAGGTATATCTTCTTTGCCTAGCAATATCTTATATATCCTGTTAATTAACAACTTAGCTTTAAATGACGTTTGGAATATACTGTACTTTATTGTGGTACCGTTTCTATTCCTCCACACATCTATCCAACCTTCATTCCTTAGTCTTTCCCAGCGGTGTTTATCCCATTTATATGTATAAACCCCATTAATGAAATCATTACGCGTAAATCGACCAATGCAATCTAAATAGATTAATAATTCTAAGTCTGCATCATTAAGCTTGTTAGTTTTACAGGCCCATTTTCTAACGAGCCTGTAATACTTAAACAATTGCATTTCTCTTAAATCTTCTGGATCTATCCTCATTATTCAACAATAACTACATCGCCTTGTTTTATAACATAGTACAGTTTATCATCGAAACTTATACCATGTCCAGCGTGTTTGTCGTAATATATAATATCTCCTTCTGATAAGCCTTGTGTCATTTCTCCGCAGCTAATAACTTTACCTTTCAGGTATCTAACATCTGTTTCGATACTCTCAGTCATTATAAGCCCGTTCTGCTTTAATGGCTCTTGTTTTATTTTGTCTACGATTATGTAGTAGTTTACCGCTTTCATGATTGACGCATATTAGAAATTACACAATCAGCAGAAACTATAGTATTTACAACACTTATAGCGTTCTTTAACGCTGTTTTAGTCACAAGCACTGGATCTATTACACCAGCATCAATCATATTCACTGATTCACCTGTTACAACATTAACGCCGTAGTTTTGTTTACCAGTGTAGAACAAATCTATACCGGCGTTTTCAAGTATTGTCCTGTATGGAGCGGTTATTGCATTAGCTAGTATTGATTCACCAATATTCATAATATCTAGTTTTTTACTAGCGTCAACAAGCGCAACGCCACCACCAGCTACAATGCCTTCTTTCAAAGCAGCTTTAACTGCGAAAATAGCATCTTCTACTCTGTCTTTCTTTTCTTTTAACTCTACTTTAGACTCAGCACCAACCTTAACTATCGCTACGGCTCCAGAGAGCGTCGCTAGGCGTTCCTCGTGTTTTTTCTTAAGGAAAGGATTAGTTTCTGTTTTAATCTTATCCTTGATGATCTTAATGCGTTCCTGAACAGCTTCAGGCATACCATCTATAGTTATGATTGTAGTAGAGTTATCAGTTACAGCTTTTTTAGCCTCACCTAGAACATCTGGCGTGATTAAATCCATATCATCACCTAGTTCTTCATTTATAAGTGTAGCTCCAGTTAAAACTGCAATATCCTCCATAGCTTCGATTTTAGTTTGCCCAAAACCAGGTGGATCTACAAAGTTAACTTTAGCGTTACCTTTTACTTTGTTCATCATAAGTGCTGCAGATGGTTGTTGTTCAACATTACCAACTATCAACAAGCTTCTGTCATTTTTAATGACTAGCTCCATGATGCTTATGATTTTTCTTAGGTTTGTGATTGGTGAAGCAACTACTAGAACATAAGGTCTTTCTAATATGGCCTTAGTCTTTTCGTCGTTAGTAGCTAAGTGCTGTGATTTAAGTCCTGACGAAAACTGCGCGCCGTCAATAACGTCTACGTAAGTTTTTTCATCCTCCGACTCTTCCATTAGAACTACTCCGTTCTTCCCAACCTTTTCAAAAGCCTCGGATACAATACTACCGAGAAATACATCGTTATTACAAGAAATACTTGCGACGCTACGAAGCATGTTATCTTTAACTTCGATTTTTGTATCATCAAGATATTTGTTAATTTTCTCCAGACCTTTTTCAATACCTATCTTAACTTCTCTTATAGACTTAGGATTTCTATCTCGTATCTCTCTTAACAGTGCTTGGGCAAGGACGGTAGCTGTTGTAGTACCGTCACCTGCCTCTTTCACTGTGTTTTTGGCGGCTTCTTTAATAAGTGTCGCTCCGATGTTTTCAACTGGGTCGAAAAGCACAACCGATTCTGCGACTGTAACACCATCTTTTGTTATTACGGGTTTGCCCATGCTGTCCTCGTATATAACACACTTACCAGAAGCCCCTAATGTTGACTTAACTGCTCTTGCTAGTTTGTCAACTCCGGAAATTATCTTTTCACTAGCTTCGTTTCCAAAGGCTAGATCTTTAATCAACTCACTTGGGTTATTGTATTCCATTATATTAAATTTATTAAGTGGCTATGGTTTATTCAAAGGTTTTTACTACAACTGGTCCTTTAGCCAGTTCAAGTCTACGCTTGTAGAAATCTATTGATGCATCAATTGCTGCTTCACAACTTTCAATTGTTTCGCGTCTTGTTACATCCTTCCAGACTTCGCCATCGTGGTACTCGGCTTGGTAGTATTGGTTTGGTAATTGAACAATTCTCCAGTTCTTTTTTTCGATGATAGCTTCCCATAGCTTCCTGGTTTCTTCTGGGATACGACCATCTCCTTGAGACGTCGTAACGGTTCTGTAAAAATAAGTCATTGGTTTTGGTATTATTAGTGGTTAACCTATGTATATATTACACAATATCTTGTGAAATTAAATTGGCTTAATTGGGTATACTATGTTATTTATGTCCACTGTATTTGGTAAATCCCTTAATGTTTGTCTATACACGGCCCACTCTGCTTTTTTCTCTGCAGAAAGTGGTGAATCATTAAACTGTGTCCAGTCACTTTCCTTTAAAAGAAAATCTCTTTCAGCCCTAAATCTAATATACTTTACTTCAATTAACTCTTCTTCTGTGATAGGATTTTGCGTATGCTCGCCATTTATAACTTTGCATCTAGAGTTGTTAGCCTCAAGCCATTGATCCTCAGTTAGTTGTATATTAGGTGTTGGTATATTGTCACCATGTATCTCTTCTGTATAGAATCCAGTGTAATCTCCTTGTTCGTTGTATGTAGCGTAATATATCATATTTTGTTATTTAATCGCCAAAAGCTATCCACCAAAAGTCATATGCTGAATCTACAACGGCTGTAAATCCAGTTGTAGACAAACTATAAGCGTAGTTTGTACCACTACCACTAGCAGTTGTTCTATCCGTAGTTACAGATACTGATCTACACGCGCTAGGGAAAGTAAGTGGAAACGTTACAGATACAGGCGATGAAGAACCGCTTTGGTAACCCCACTGCATTATCACGCCTCCTGGTAATTTTTGGTAGTGCTTTTGTAGCGTGTTTGATACTGAACCAGTATATGAATGATACGTCGTAAGATCTGTTAATAGTATATTTGGCGTTCCTGCGTTTGCTAACCTTACATTGTTGAATATCTTAACTTCCTTTCCAGTACCTGGTGATATTTGAATATCTTTTGTTGAACCAGCTATAGAAAAATAACTACCAGTATTGTTGTAAGCTAACTGAGCAGCTATGTTGTTAGAGGCATCTCTGAAGTTTATATATCTACTTCCGCCAGATCCATCATACTCTAGATCGATTGAAGGTGTAGCATATGCATTTATAGTTATGTTACCGGCTGAAAAAGCTCCTGAAAAAGTTCCAGTTGCTCCAGTTATACTAGCACCAGAAAGAGAACCAGTGAAAGTACCACTACCGTTAACAGTCAAACTCGTTCCATCAAAAGTTAGTTTGTCTTTTAACGAAAACTTACCTTCGTTGTTTAAGAAGAAACCAGTGTCTGCATTGCCAAAGTTACCAGCTCCTTGATAAAGCGATGTAGCGGTTATAGTTACAGGTCCAACTGCTCCAGCTGTTTTAGTTGCGCTATTGGCAGCTGTTGCTGCGTTTGCAAGAACAGTAGCATCAGACGTGTTGTCTACGTTTCCTAGACCAACATCTGTTTTAGTTGTGTTAACGTTTAAAGTATTAGTCTCTGTTAGTATTGTTTCACCAACGGTTATAGTTCCTTTAAAATACGCGTTACCATTTGTATGATCGATATAAAATTGTGGGGTTCTTATAGCTCCACCATTAAACATTGTTATACCAGACGTTGAGTACCCGTTTGTTGTTTGCTTGGTACCAGACCAAATATAGTTTGAGTCTATACTCCAACCAGCAACAGTTCCGTCTGTTTTATCAGCAGCGTTAACCTGTGTTGAGTTTTGAAATCCAGCATCGTTTGTAAGTGCTGATATGTTGTCGCTAGGTTGTATCGCTGTAGCACCTATAGATGCGTTTGAAACCAACGTAGATGCCGTAGTTCCACCTATAGATACTGTACCAGCTACAACCACATTAGACATGGTTACAGTGTCACCTGATACGCTAAAAGGCGTTTTAGTTCCACTGTCTGTCTTTATGTTGAATTGATCCGCTTGGAAAACAACCGCTGAGGTTGCCCCTGCGTCTGTAGCACTAGCAGATAAAGTCATACCAGCGATAGCACCACCAGCTGAAACCTTTAAACCATACTGAGCATTTAAATTACCGTTTATATCATTAACTGCGCTCTGAACAGTACTAACCGATGCTGTAGTTGCAAGCGTAGCATCCACAGTATATATCCAAGCGCTACCGTTGTATACGTAGCTTTTGTTTCCATCGTTAGTATCATACCATATGGAGTTTGTCGGTATTGTACCAGTTGGCTCTGCGTCTTGCCTATATACCTTAGATATAGTGGCAGACAAGTTTGTTATAGCGGTGGCGGTAGCACTTCCAGCGTCAGCTACAGCAGATGAGTAAGCATCGTTAACCGCGTTAGATACGATCGCGCCACTAGCTAAACCGTTTACATCACCACTAGCATCAAACGTATATTGGGCTTGAAGCTTTGTTATTTTAGTTGCCTCTGAGCTTAAGTTTGTAGATAACGTACCTATTGACTCTTGCGCTGTAGCAAGTGAAGTTATTGTGGCTCCGATCCTAGCGTCATCAGTTGCTGTCCAAACCCTTGGCGTACCAGCAACTAATACATAAGTCTTGTTGTTGTCGTCAGTATCGTACCATACACTACCTACAGGTTCTGTGACCGCCGGCGCCGATGGTTGCCTAAATATATTAGGTTTTACAGATATAGCTGTGTTAAGCGTGGTATCAGATGTAGTTCTAGCCGATGCTTCATCTACGATGGCTTGGTTAACTGTGGTTATTGCCGCTGTCCTAGCTGTTGTTTCGTTTGCTATAGCAGCGGTAAGTGTTGTTATATCTTCAGCTATAGCTTCATCAGCCGTAGTCCTAGCTGTTTGCTCTGAGGTAACAGCAGCACTTACAACACCTATCTGTGTAGTTAAAGACGTCTCAAGGGCTTGTCTAGCTGTAGCCTCTGCTAAATCAGCCGCTGCCCTTGTTGTAGCCTCGTTTGTTATGGCCGCGTTTGCCGTAGCCAAGTCAGTTGTAAACGTGGTTTCTAGCGTAGTTATACTAGTGGCTAATGCTTCGTCCGCCGTAGATAGCGTAGTAAGTTCTGTATTTATAGTTGCAACAGCTTCGCTTAGGTCTGTTGTAAATGTAGTTTCTAGTTCTGTTATCGACGTAGCAAGCGCAGAGTCCGCTGTTGATAATGTAGTGAGTTCGGTGTTTATTGTAGCTACAGCGGCTGTTAGATCCGTATTAAACGTTGTCTCAAGTTCTGTTATAGAAGTAGCTAAAGCAGAGTCCGCGGTAGTAAGTGATACAAGCTCTGTGTTAATCGTAGAAACAGCTTGTGTGAGCTGTGTAGTAAATGATGTCTCTAAATTAGTTACAACACTTGCTAAGGCTAAGTCAGCATTAGATAACGATGTAAGTGTTAAGTTAATCTCAGACACGGCAGCACTAATACCATTAGAGAAAGCTGTTTGTAGATCTATATCAACCTGAGCCAATGCTTGTGTTGCATCAGTCAAAGCTGTTATACTTACACTTACCGACGCCAAAGAACTTATGTTGTTCTGTATATCTTGATACATCTGGGCTATGTCATACGTAAACCCATTTATATTCGTATAGCTACCAAAGAACCTAGCTAAATCTAGCATAGAGAACTTAGTGGTTTCGTATATCGGACCATTAATACCAGTGGTCACATACGAAGATCCAGCTAAGAAATCTAAACCGTTTATCTCTGTGTCTCTCTTATATGTATCTAATCTAGCCATTAAAAGTCTGTATTAAAATCTAAGTACTTATACTCTATCCATATCCCAATTTCGTTGTCTCCTTCTGTCATAAGTTCTGAGTTTTGAACCCTAAGCATCAATGGTTTTCCAACTAAATAATAATAATCTCCAATAGGAGATCCAGAAGTTATGTAAAAATCTTGCTCAATATTATGAATCTCACTAATATAAATATACCAATTGTATAATATGTTGCCTGGATTTGCAGTGAATCCAGAACTATACGAAGCTAAAGAAAGTAAATACGTTGCATCTGGTACTGTAGATGCACTTTTAAGATAAAAAATTATATTAGAAATACATAATATTTTATTAGCCACACCGGGAATTAAAACCCAATGCTTGTTGTTACCACTTGATGAAGGATCCAAATCAAGAACCCCACTTCCAGCATCACCTAGGTCATGTACCATCTGTGGCGTAAACTTGTAAGATATAACATCCCATCTATCACCAGCTGATTCAACTTGTGATACAACCTTACTAATCACCTCACCCATCAAGTAGTTCTTTGTCTTGTACACAGGCTTACCATCTACGATGCCTTCGTAGCTAGTCCCAAATAATCTATCCTGATTAGATATACCACTGTCGTTATCGTAATTCTCTATCCTACCCATTACTTTGTATTGTTTGTAGTTCTAGTTGCACTCCTGTTTGTTCTCACAGAAACGAACCTCTTACGGTTATGGTCGTAATCCATACCGTCTATATTCTGCCCTTTCTTCTTTGCGGCCCTTCTTTTTCTCTGGTTCTCCGCCTTCATCGTTGCCCTTCTCTCTGTCTTAGCGTATGCCAGATCTCTTTCAGCCTTTGCCTTTGCAGCCTTAGGCGATAACTTCTGTCCCATAATAGTCTTGTTTACACTCTATTAATCACACACATATGGCATCGTTTAAAATCATGACAATAGCCTTAAATATATTATATAATAGCCTAATGTCACGTTTTTCATCAGTGTTGTTTTTTTTAGTTATGAGAAATATAGAGTCTTTGTATTATACCTACAAATCTCGTTGCGCGGTACAAAAAGGAAAGTCACTTAAAAAACCCCACCGGGCCCTATTTTGGCTGTAAGCCTGGAAATGTTTTAGGTTTTGGCAGACTAGCTACGGACACCTCACGTCTCTACAGGGCGACCACCTCACCCGCGGCTGGACGCATCGTTCTGCGCAGTGCAGACACTCTACGTTGTTGTGTAGATAATATATATGAATTTAAAATATATATACCATGTCACAATCTAAAAAATTAATTAATTATTTAAACAATAACAATATTCAATTTCAATTATTATCTAAAAATAAATTTATAATAAATCCAAAACATTCATATCAAATACAATTAATTCCATTTAATAAAATAATATACTTAAATGATTTTCCATATTATTATTTAAATATAAAAACATACAATAAAAACTTCTTTAATATAATATAAAAAATAAATTTACAGACTTAATACGAGTATAATTAGATAATATAAATGTAACAAATAAATAAATAACTTAAATTAATAATTATGAAAACAAAAAGATTCGTTATCAGAAAATCATTAGTGGGTAAAAATGTAACAATTGAATTCACTAATACCAAAGGTCAAGTGTTTAAATACAATCATGATGAAGTATACAACACTAACAAAGAAAAACTAGAAGCTATGGACTGTTTTGCTAAATACAAATCATACACAGCTACTAATAATGTACCAAGCTTTGCTAAAGGTTTACTCATCAACGAGTAAGCCTTTGGCTTGCCTTAAAGCAGATAGACTACGATATGGAATTGATAATACCATTGATAACAATATTAATACTAATCATTAAGAAACACTAACTATGCTACTAGCAATTACAATCCTGGTCCTTGGCAGTATCCGCATCGGACTGTTACTAAGTATAATCATTGAAAACTATAAAGCAAAATAACTATGTCACCATTCAAACCTGTTAACACCCAAGGATGGACTACACAACGTGTGTGGGAACCATTCTCAAGACGCTGGATCATGCAATCAACCATCAACCCAGCTCACACCTGTGCTGAATCTCCTGAGATGCAGGCATACCATAACGGAATCGCTAAATGGCTTAAAGAATTATAATATGAAAACAGCAATCAAATCAATCATCGAAGTAGCCGTGTTCGGCTTAATGTTAACCGCAGTCACCGGCATCATAGCCGCAGTATACCTAACCGTCAATATGATCCTAAACTAATACAACGCCGCCAGGCGTGTAT